GTTTGAACTTCTTACCACTTACCATAGTTGGAGTAAGCATACTAGTTCCAGAATCTACAGATGTACTTGCAACATCATCGTACAAAGCAACCAATACTTCTTTAATACCACCGAAAGATGTTTCTTTACAAATAGTATTTAGTCCTGTTAGTGTATATGAATTACAAGCCATATCAGTTTTCTTTGTTTTTATTGGGGAGTAGTCTTTTACTACTCCCCATCGTTATTATTCAAAAATGTTTTTTAAAGATTAGTCAGCAAGTACTACAACTTCGTCTGGGAATGCAACCTGTACGCCAGCGTTAAAGTTAATAGCAAGACGGAATTCTTGGTTATCTTGTGAATACCACAAATCGAATTTTTCGTCATCGCCTTCCATATCAACGCCGTAATAAATATTGTCAGGTTGTGTAGCAACAATAGCACCTGAGTTGTTCAAACCAGATACACCGTGAACTCTTGTAGAAGTGCCTGGAAGTATGATTTCCATGTTGCTATCTACGGCTGGGTTGTGATGATATAGGTTCTTTGCTGTTAATTCAAGTACCAAGTCACGGAACTCGTCAACTCCCATAAAGATTTCGGCTTTGTCAAGTTTCTTTGCAGGAATAGCCTTGTAAACTGCAAGTACTCTTTCATATGCTGTTGAAGCGCTAGTTACACCAGTAGGTTCGATTGTGCTTCCAGAAGCATTTGCAAGAATAGTTAGAATACCGTCCATTCTATCGTCAGCCTTAACGCCTTGCCAAATGTTCTTCTCCATTTGTTCCTTTATGCTGTCGATTATACCAGCAACAAAGTCCTCTTCGAAAGGAAGTGTCTTTTGTCCTGCTGCTACACGTACTGCGTATCCGTTCCAATACTTAAGCATAGCCTTGTCACAGAAACTCATATTTACTTTGAAGTTACCTACTTCAAGAACTCTTTGCGAGAACTCTGAAGTTCCACTCTCATTCCATCCGCAAGTAGCGCCATCGCCTAGCGAAACTTCTGTTGAAAGGATGTTTAGGGCTGCTGCATGCTTGATACCTGTTTGAAGGTTGAAGAACCTTACTGAAGGTGCAGCGAAAATAGTCTTACGAATCAAAGGTAGTCTTTGTTCATCTACGTATGCGGTTAGTCCGCTTAGATTTAATGCCATAATTAATAGTTTAGGTTTAATTCTTTATTATTTTTCTGTTTAGTTGAAATATCTTAGCGCACCTACTTTTGGAGACTCTTTAACCTTCTCTTTTGCAGGTTTGTCAGCACTCATTTCAAGTTGTTCTTTTTGTTCTGCAAGTTTCTGTTCTAGTTCTGCAATCCTTGCATCTTTTGCAGCTAGTTCTTCAGATGTTACTTCATCAGCTTCAGGTTCGTCTACTGGTACGTATTCAACACGTACTTCTTTCCTTTCGCCTAAAGTAACAAATCCATTTTCGTCAATGCTAATGTCGTAACGGAATAGGTGTTCTCTGCTGTCTTCTTCATCCCATATTGATACAACTGCGTAATCATTAGAGTTTTCAAGAACATATCCCCAAATTCCAGCATCTTGTAGTGCAGAATAGATGTTCTGTTCAATCTCTTGGTATGAAGCTTCAAATTTTTCCTTAACAGTATTGAATTTGTCCTTTGCTGTTAGTTCAACTCCAGCAGTTTCTTGCACTGTATTTTCCTCTTCATCTTTTGTTGGCGCTGTGGTTTCTTCAACGTCTTCCTTTTCTCTAATCTCGGAAACTTTACCTTCTGCTACAACAATAACCTTGTCTTCAGCAACATATTCGCCATCCTCGGCTGGAACGTATTCACCATTCTCGTCTTCAACGAATACTTCTACACCTTCAGCAAGCGTATCTTCCACAATAAGTGTAGCCTTATCGGTAGCGATTTCTGAAAGTTGAAGCATAGCCCTCCATAGTTTTACAATTTTCTTGTCTAGTTTCATATTTTTTGCTGTTATTTAATTAATGTATTTATTTAGCCATTCATCAAACGATTCTTCCTTAGCCTGAGAAACGAACTGATTTTCAAATCTCTCTTCAAGTTCAAACATACCCTGTAATGAGAATCCGTTTAACTTATCACCATTGATTATTTGATTCCATAAGTCTTCATTCTCAACCTTGAAAGAACAAACCCATGAACCGTCTGGAATATCTTCAAATTCTTTTGGATTAATACCCCTGTCCTTGTTTGTTATATAAGATTCATACATATAAATTCCATCAACAAACGAATCGTCATCATGCTGCAAGTTTACACTATTGAATAAGCCGTCCTTAGAGTATTTCTCAACCATTTTAAGAATAGTTTCCTTTGAAAATACTACATAATATTCTCCAATTTTTTCATTATAACGGTAAATAGGGGTATCAGCAAGGGCAACTACACCAGTTATTATGTGTTTTGAGTTATCAAACTTCATCTTTACTGGTTCTTTATCCTTACTGAAACATATAAAATCGTGTTCAACGGCAGGGGATTCCACCAATGAGATGGCGTTCATCCCCTCCATTTCATCATCTATCTTAATATAAAAAATCTTCATAATTGGCTTCCTATAAATATAATATATCGTAAACCTATTATTTATTAATAAAGTGCTTCATTTTCTGTAACAGCAACCTTTTCTTGAGTGCTTGTAATGTCGCTTTCAACTACATAAACTTTATTATCTCTAATTGCACCTTCAATTTCAGCACCTCTAACATCGGATGTGTACTGCACTGGTGCTATTACACTTGCTACTGCGCCTGCATTTGGCGATGAACTACCACCAGCGCCTTTACTATTAAATTGCGTATTCTTAATCTTTTCGATTTGCATTAAACCAGTAGTAAGCATCATAGCGGATAGCAAACCTCCTACAATAACGTTCGCTGGGAATATCAACTGCATTGAACTAGCCCAAGCGGAAGCAATACCTGCTAACATTGACATTGTTGCACCTGCTATTTGATATTTCTTAGCACTTTCAAAGCCTTCTTTATTAGTTGTATCTTGTTCGGCTGCCAATCCATTCATCATCTGTGCTACTGCACTCAATGCTGTTGCGGCAATTTGCGCATAAGCCGTAAATGCATCTTTACCACCCTTTTTTATTTGTTCGTGAAGTAAATCCCAGTTTGCTGCAAGCGTTGCTACGTTCTTAAGTATATTACCCCAAGCAGGATTATCAGAGAAGTCTGTTAAAGCAAGCGCAGAAGCGTTAATTGCTTCGGAAATTCCTTTAGTCAAACTTTCTTCCTTACTTCCAGATTCAGGTGTAAGCATTTTGCGCGCATCATTAATCTTGGTTGTTAAGTCAAGAATTTGCGTGTCTGTCAAACCATTTTCTGTATCAAGCATGAATTGAATATTATCAATATAATCTTGTACATAAGCGGTTAACAACTCTTTCTTTCTATCATTGAAATCTTTCTCTGATATTAACTTTTCATCATATTGTTTTTGAAGTTTAGCCTGTTCAAGTTTATATGACGTATCAATGAGTTCAATACTCTGTTTGCGTTCTTCTTCAGCCGCTTTATCTGCTGCTTGTTTCTTTGCGTCTTCGCTTAATTTTGCATAATGTTTAACAATTGAAAGCCTATCTTTTTCATATTGTTCATCTGATATTAAACGTTTCTTATGTGCGTCTTCTATTGTCTTTAAAGCGTCTGTTTCTGCTTTGCGTAAACTATCTAGTTGCTTTTCAAGTTCGCTTGCATTATACAGCCTAATTTCCTCTTCTAGTGAAGCATACTTTTTCTTGATTTCCGCAACAACTTTTGCTTCTTCTTCGGCTGCTTTCTTTTCTCTTTCCAAACGTTCCTTACGTTCCTGTTCGCTTTCAGCAGTACGTCTGGCGTTTGCTTTCTTGACTCCTTCATTATAAGCATCAACAGTTACTTCACCTATCTTTTTGAAGTCATTCGCAACGCCTTTCCATTCGTCAACAAAACCATCTTTCATGGCGATGCCAGCGGCTTTTAATTTATCAGCAAAACTGCCTTCAGTTGATGTGTAGGCTTGAATAGCAGCCCAAATAGATTTAAATGGCGCAGTGACATAAGTATTAATTGCATTTCCAACTGCTTTTATTGATTGTACAATAGCAGCCCAGCCAGCATTTAATCCACCAAGTATCTTATCTGATAGATTGCCTAGGAAGTCTGTTTGCCCAGTTATCTCATCTAGCCATTTTGATATTTCCTCAAAGTGTGTAACGACATAGCCTAATAAAGCAACTAATGCACCTAGTCCAGTAGTGATAAGTGCTTTTCCGAA